GACGCCGAAATCTCAACGTAGACGCTGCCCGACCAGCGGTAGATTTTGCCCGTGTCGAGCGCGGTGTACAATTTGCCGCTTTCGCCTGTCAGCGCCTGGATCGCGGCCAGATTGGCAGCCTCGACGACGTCGTCGACGTAGGACGGCAATTGCGCGGCGGAGACCTTTCCGGCGACGAGATCGGCTTTCAGCGCAAGTGCTGCTGCCTGCGCAGTCGAGACCGGCTTGTTGGCGTCGCTGGTATTGTCGGCGTTGGCGAGCCCGACATCCGCCTTGCTGCCGCTGGTCGCGACCGCTGCGAGACCGTCGATTGTGTTGGCAGGTTGCGTGCCCTCGTGATGGGCGCGGTTGACGGCGTGAGCTTGCACCGCTGCTGCGGCTCCCGCCGCGTCGTAGCGGGCATCGCCGCGCGCCGGTGTGAGGTACTGGACGTGCGGGTCGGCGGCTGCCACATGGGCCGCGACCTGACCCGTCACCGCGTCGGCGGCAATCGCCGTTGCCGTGCGGTCTGCTGCTGTCGCCAGCGCGTCGGCGTGAGCAGCGGCAGCCGACACTGATGCCGCTGCCCGTTCGGCCCACGTGGGATCGCCCGGCACGACGGTCACGGCGGGCGGCGGGGTCAGATCGACGATGATGATCTCAGACACGCGTCACCCCCTGACTGACGCCGACCGACCCTTCGACCGGCACGATGATGGTGCCCGCACGCCGGATTTGGATGTCGTGGCGATACGACCCGGCGGGCAGCCCCTGCATCTGCGCGGCAGACACACGGCCCGACAGCGTGCCGGTGATGCCATCGAGCGCCAGCCCTTGCCCCAGCGTCAACAGAAGCTGGATCGCGCCCGCGCCGTCGACGATGCTCATGCGCACGTCGGCCCCGGTCAGATCGACCGGCGCGCCGCCGCTCTGGAATTGGATGTCCCACGCCCAGTCGGCGTTGGTGCGGGCGAGAAAATCTTTTTGCAGCGCCATGGGTCTCTCCGGTTACGGGGCCTGATTGGCGAGCACGGCGTCGCGGCGGGCAGCGCTCAGCAGCCCGAGCGTGACGAGATACCCGAGTGCGCCGATGACGCGCGGATCGGCCAGCGACACGCCGTAGTACGACCCCGACGCCATCAGCAGGAACAGCCGGACCTGAATGTCGGGCGAGCCGACGATGGCTGCCTGCTCGGCGGGCGTGAACAGCGCCAGGAACGCGAGGAAATCCATCGCCGGGACCAGCACCGCGTCTGCGGGCGGGCGCACTGCACCAACGTGTGCCAGCGGGTAGTCGTCGGCGACCGTCAGAACGTCAATGCCCGCGCCGTAGGCCGACGCCGGGACGGCCTGGTCATCGCGGTGCGTCGCCACGATGGTGGTTTGGTTGCAGTAGAGTTTCATGGATGCCCCTTACGCGACCAGCGCGTTGTTGTTGCCCGTGGTGCCAACAGCCGGCGTCGACGCGGCCAGTGCCCCGGTGCAGGTGCCGCCGCCACGCTGAATGAGGGCTGCGCCGCTCGCCTGATAGCCGTAGGTGGCGTTCGTATCGCCCGTCGTGCCGTAAGCCGCGATGATCCCACCGTCCGACGCCAGGAAACCCGATGCGCCATTGGACGAGGCTGCTGCCGAACTCGCAACGAGGTGACCGCCCGACTGCGCCGAAAACCCGTTGCCGCCGTTTTGGTGGCATTGAGACGCGCCGTTCGCGGCCAATTGGGCTGCCTCGATGACGCCGCCGCGATAGGCAATCGCGCCGTCGCCACCGTTGCAGCGCGACCGCAGCACCGCCAGCGTGCCGACCTGATGGATGACGGCGTTGACGGACGCTTGGATGCCGTGGCTGGCGTGGCCGACCGCGATCAGCGGCCCGGCATACTCGATGGCGGCACCCTGCTCGGCGGTGATGCCAAACGACCCGCCACACGTGGCCGCGACCGAATTGAGCGAGGCGCGGCACGAGGCGAGCGCGATGCAGCGGTAGGCTGCGCCGTGCGAGACAACATCGACAAGCGATACGTCGCTGGTCGATGTCAGCACGATGTTGTCGGCGTTGACGCCATCCGAGGTGACCGCGATCTGGCCGAACGCCGACAGTTTGGAGCGGCCCGTGAACTGAGAGCCGTTGGCGAGCACGATTTCGGTCGCCCACACCGTGCGGATCATAGACAGGATCGCGATCGCGCCAGCTGCCCGCTGGGCAGCGCTTGATCCGGCGATCTGGTAGGCGTCAAGCGCTGCCGGGAACGGGGCCAGCAGCGGCGCGCCGATGATCTGGACAAGGTGGCCGTCTTGGTGGTCGAACGCCAGTTGCGTCGCGTTGTAGGCCCACCGGCCAGCCGCGATCTGGAATGTCACGAACCCGCCAGGGGCGATGCGGCGGCGGGCGAGCCACGCAAACGCGTCGGGCAACCCGCCGAAATCCGCGCCGGGGCCGTGAATGGTCTTGGTGACCGGCGCGGTGATCCACACGTCAGACCAGCGCACGAGGCCGTAGTTGGCGTCGCTCGCCGCCCAAACCACCCACCCTGCATGTGTCAGATGATAGTACAGCCCGTCAGCCTCGCAGCCGACGACGGTGCGGAACGGCGGCATGCACGACAGCCAGACCGATCCGTTCCATTGCGCGAGGTGATTTTCGAGCCCCACGAACGCGCCGGTGGGGGCACCGTTGATGACGACGGTCGCACCCAGTGCGGGGTTGGCCGGTGGCGCGCTGACGATGGCGTCCACGCCGATGAACGGCGCGCGCAGCAGCTGCGACAGCGGGATCAACGAGGCCGGGTTGATCTGGATCGTGACAGTCGCTGCCGTATCTACGACGACAGGTATGGTGAGGTCGAGATAGGTGATTGCTCCCTGGCTCGGCGCAGCGATGTCATTGCTGGGATGATTACCAACGATGATGCACTGGCCATCGTCGGTGTAGACCGCAAACTCTCGCACCGTGCACGGCCCGGCGCTCGACGGCACCGACACCTGGATCAGCACCTGGCTGGGATAATTAGGGTCGCGCGAGACGGACGTTGGAGCACCCCGCCAGACCTCCCGGACGCAACCGGACTGCGTCACAATTGGCGTGATCGGCGCGCCGTTCCCATCGCCCACCGCGACGGCAGTAATGTTGATTGTGCCCGTGTTAGCTATGTCGGCTGCGACCTTGGCTTGACCGGCGATCGTCAGCGGTGCCGAGTATTGGAATGTCATGCGGTCCCCACAGATGGCAAAACGATGCGCGAGCGAACCCGCGTAACAATGGCGGCTCCAACGTAGACACTGCTACGGGGGGCACGAATGGCGGTAACGGGCGTGAGAATTAGGCGGGAACAGACACGTGTCACGACGGCGGCACCGACATAGACCGGCGTCGGCGGTAAACGGCGCGTCACAACGATGCGAGACAAGAATGATCGCAGAGCCTTGTTATTGACGGCCACCCGAACGAGCCGAGTGAAGTTGGCACCGCTCCATTCGGCGAGCGGCGCAACGGCCACGTAGAGCCGGAACGTGTAGGGTGCGCCGCCGTGTTCGAACCAGCGTGACACCCGCGCGGGCAGGCCCAGCTGGGCGACCGCCCGCTTCAATGCGCCGATCGTGCCCTTGTGTTGATGGATCCACACGCTGTCGCGAATGACCTGGCGTTTCTGCGCCTCAGTCCAGTTCGGGTCCCACTCGTCCACGCTCCACGCCTGCGCCAGATAGGGCAGCAGATGGACCGGGCAATCGTCTGGGCTCCACACGTCGCGGATGACGCGCACCGGCACCGACAGCATCCGGTGATCTGACGCCGACAATGCGCGCTCCAGCGGCGTGGCATTGTCGGGCAGCAGATGTTCGACCTTGGGGATCGTGGTCATGCGACCACCTCGTACTCGACGGCGACGCTCGTGCACCACACGGCCCCGTCGAGGCCTGGATTAACCTCGGCGGCAGGCGATATGCGAGGCGCGCGCACCACGTTGATACGATCCTGATGGGCCGCACCGTCGATCGCGCTCAGTGCGATGATACCGCCGACCCGGCGCGGATTGATGCCTCCATCCTCGGGAGGCAGGTTGCGAAACTGCGCCTCCGTGCCGACGTATCCGGCATCGACGGCGGCGACATAGGCGTCATCCGTGGCAGCGTACGCGGTCAGCCGGGCACGGGCCTGCTTGACGATCAGCGACACGTCGGCACCGGGCCGCACTTGCAGGCGGTAGCGGATGGCATAGGGCGTGATGACTGCGCCGCGCACGAGCACCTGGTCGGTATCGGGCACCGTGTCTTCGTGGGAAAGTCTGGCATAGACGGCATCGGTGATCTCGCGCGAGGGCGTACCGTCGCCCAGCCGGGACAGGATCACGGTCAGCGTCTGGCCCGGCGTCACGAGCCCGCTTTCGGGGCCATAGCAGGCAGCGTCCAGCACGTCGGGGTGCGCGCTGCGGGCGTGGAATTCATACGCACCGGCGGGTCCTGCGACGCTGAAGGCTTCCGGTTTCAGTTGGTATCGGTACTTCAGTTCAGCATCGCTCTCGCCCGGCATCCGCTGGACGTTCAAGCGCGCAACCATGTTGTCGAGATTGTTACCCGACGTTGTCGCCAGCATCTCTGCGCGAACCGCTTCGTTGACCCGCTGGAAGTGGATCAATTCGCGGATCGCGCCGACCTCGTTCTGCTTGACCAGCGGCTCGCTTTCCAGCCGCAGCACGGCTTGGACCTCGGCACGCAAGGCCGGGTCGGCAATCAGCGCCAGCAGCGTCAGCTTTCGCTGCGCGACGATGAGTTCGGCGTCCGGCGGCACCACGGCGTCGATCGGTGGCAATTGCGCGAGGTCGATGGCGACAAATCGGCTCATGATGTCCTCGCTGTGCGCTGATCGACGGCGGGGGTGCGGTCGCCAAACAGCGCGCGCGGCAGCCACGTCACCCGCATCGCGAGTGCCAGCAGGCCGCGCACGTTGGCGCGTGTGATGGAGACATGAACCAACTCGACGCGCGGCTCCCACCGCGCAATGGGAACGGCTGCCGCCATGATCGCCGTCGTGATGATGTCGGCGTTGATCGGCTTGTCCTGCAACGTGTCATCGTCCGCGCCGTACATGCGGCGCAGAACGCGCGTTTCAAGCGGGGTCGACAACACATCGGCGAGCGATTGCGAGGCGTGAGGCCACCCCGCGACCCAACGCCCGGTGTTGCGATCCATCCCCGCCATGATCAGGCCCGCTTCTTGGACGGGACTGCGGCGGCGACGGCTTCGGCGACGGGGGCGGGGGCGGGGGCCGTGACGAGGGCGGGAGCGATTGCAGCAGGTGCTGGATCGGTGGGGTCGACGGGCGTTGCATCGTTGGCCGCGATCCGACGGACATTGCCGCCGGTCAGCAGGTTTTTGGCTTCCGCTTCGGTGAGCGCGATCTTGAAGCCGGTCGCGGCAAAGACGCCCCGGTGCCAGAAGCCCTGGACGATTTCATAAAGCTCTTTTGCGGGTACTGATGCTGTGGGCTTGACCATGGGTGTCTCGCTGCAGATTGGAATTGCGTCGAACGGCGGTGTTCGACGCAACCTTGGCAGCGATTTTCGGGAAACGGAGCGGGGGCAGATGCCCCCGAGGGCTGCTAGCGGTGCAAGCCGTTGGCGTCGATGTGGACCTTGGTCGACACCATCGCGCCGTCGTGGTCGATGAAGCCGACGAACTTCATCCGGCCTATCAGTTCGATGTTGGGTGCGGTGATCGTCACCTTGCCGTCTGCCATCACAAACGTCATGCCGCCATGGTCTATCGTGGCGCTGTTGTCGCTCCACGTGACGCGGGTCTTGCCGCGCGTCTCGACATGCTCGTCGCCTTTCTGCGACGGCTGACCGGCGGCGTTTGAAAACGAGGCCGGAAACAGCATGCCCTCGGCGAGCCGCCCGGAGGGGCTGATCAACATCATCCGCTGACCTTTGGCTGGCGGACGCCACGTCGTGCCGTTGCCGCCCGCTTGAGGCGCGCCAACTTCGGCCCACGGCAGCATCGGCAGCGGAAGGTCTTTACCCTCACCGCCGCCGCGATCCGTGGCTTGAGCCGTGCCCTTCGCCGCGTCGACCTCGTCAACCTCGACGAACCGGATGATGTTGCGTTGACCGCGTTCCAGCTCGGCCAGCCGGTAGTAGATTTCGTCCAACTCAGACATTGAGGTCAACCTCCGGTTCGAACACGAAGTCGTCGGGCAGGGGTGGGGCAGCGACTGGCAGTGGCGCGGTCTCAAGGCCGAACTGCACCCGCTGCGTCCACGACACCGAAAACAGCGCGACGCCGCCCGAGAACTCGCGCAGCTTGCCGCTGTAGAGGTTTTCGATGATCACATCGCGGGGCGGCTCGACGAACGTGAGGCCGAACGTGCGGCGATGGATGCGCGCCGCGATCCGCTCGGCGAGGTCCATTGCAGATTTGTGCGCTGGCCAGTTCGGCGCGGCCTTGGTCACCACGAACGCGGCAACGACCAGATGCGCCTCGCGGGTGCCGGTCGGCAGTGCTTCGGTGTGCGACGGCCCGGCAATCGACACGCGGACGGCTGGCGCTTTGACGGCGTAGGATTTCAATTCGTCCAGCTCGAACGGGCCGAAATGCTCGTCCACGGCAACGCCGGTTAAAGCCGCCTTCAAATCAGCCGTAACGGCCTCATGAAAGCGGTTGAAGTTGCCGGTGGTCGGCGGCGCGATTTGGTCAACCATTGAGCTGTCTCCCGATCAGGGTCACGAGGTGGCGTTCCATTTGCGCGCGGTTGGCCGCACTGATGCCGAGATAGGGACGCGCCGGGATGGTGACGCTGGTTGCAAACACCATGCGATCGCCCGCACGAAAGACGAGGAAGCGGCCACTCGTCGGCAGGATCGTCCCGCCGGTCTGATGGATCGCGGCATAGACGAGGTTTGATCCCCAGCGGACGGCGGCGCTGCCCTGGACGGCGTGATGGATGCTGTCGCGCAGGAAACCCTGTTGGACGAGGATCGACGTGCCACGGCGGTTAGGACGCCACGGCGTGCCGTTCGGCGCGGCCTTCTCAGACGCGATCCGGCGCTTGGTCTGCATCTCGCCGATCTGGCCAAGACCATCGAGCACAAGCGTGCGATTAAGGGGCGCGAGATTGCCGACCTGACGCGCGAGGCGGTCAAACGTGCCGCCGCCCATCGTGACATCGATCACGACGCCGGTCATGGGCGGTGCCCCGCGACAAGCAGCGCGATGCCAACCACCATGACGCAGATGCGCGCGATGGACCCGGCAACACCGTCACGCCAGACGATATGGACGGGGCAGCCCATCACAACCTCCGCAGCAGGTCGCGGCCAAACAGGCGCGGCGTGCTTTCGACGAGGACGGTTTGCGGCGACGACATAGGCGGGTTGCCAGCGGCAGCCGCAGCAGCCGATTGCGCGCTGGTTGGAATGCTGCCCAAACCGGCGACGCCCTTGGCCACGTCTTTCAAAAACGCAATCGCGTCTTCGTAGCGCTGGCGCACATCCTCGCCCATCAGGGTGGGGTCGCTCGCCATGCGGTAGACGGCGATGGAAACGCAGCAATCGCGCAGCACGCCTGAGGCGCGCGGCAACGGCAGCGCATAGCGGTTGGAGATATAGCCGTCGATCACGTCGGAGGCAGTGTTCAGCGCCCGCTCGATCTTGGCTGCGTCGCGCACGCCATCGGCAGACAGATCGGCCAGCATGTCGAGCCGGGGTGCGCCGTAAATGTCGATGATGTCCTGTTCGCTGGCGTAGGGCATGGATGCGGCTTTCTCAGGACGGAAAGGGGTGCCCCGGCTGCGGGGTTAGACAGCCGGGGCAGAACACGCGCGGAGGGCTCGCGCGGACACGGAACGCAACTGACGCAACGAAGGAGTTAGACGATCCCGATCCACGGCGTTTCGAGGATGTCGACGAGATCGAAATTGGTGTTCGTGCCGCCACCGGCCAGCGTTGCCGCTTTGATGATCTGGCGGGCTGGGAATACGTTCGCGGGACCAACAACGAGCAGATCAGGTTGGATACCGAGCGGACGACCATTGTCCCCCGTCAGCGTTTGCATAGCCGTGTAAGCGGCCTGCAAATTTGCAGCCGTCAGCGCCGCCTTGGATGCAAAAGCCATCTGCCAAAAGCCGAACCCGACATTCGAGCGACTGTCGCCGCCATAAATGAATGTTTTGGTATTGAAAACCTCGTCGGACGTCTTGGGATCAGTCTTGGCGATGAAGTCGAACTTTTTACGGTTCTGGAAAATCAGCGGCTTAATCGCCCGCTTCGTCGAAAGCAAAAACCAAGGCTGCAAGTTGCCGTCCTGATAATTCGAAACGGCAACCTCCTTGCCCTTCGAATTGATCACCGGATGACTGGCCGAAAACATCGGCTGCTTGTCATAACATGGGACCGTGAAGCCCTGGTTCAGGATACCATAAACAAGCTCGTCAGGGTGTGCCTTCGATGAACGTCCCATCTCCTGAAAGATCGGCGCGAACATGCTGTAGCGGTCGTCTTCGATTTTGTTGCGATCAACGCCGACAGTGATTTCAAAATCCTTGTTCGTGATCGAATAGTCGTGCGCTTCGATGTTCTGGATGACGCGGTCCCCGATCCATTCGCGGATGCGCGGCATCTGCCCTAGCCAGCCATACTTCTCGGTCTCTGTCGTGGATGGCACTTCGGTTGCAATGCGGTTCCAGGTCGGCTCGACCATAGTGAGCCCCGCCTGAAACGACGCCTTAAATCCGGTATAAAGGATTGAAAGATTGGATTGGTTGATGATCATGGCTGATTGGCCTTTGCTGAGTTGAGACGTTCGCGCCGGTCAGCGCATGATGTAGGGGGAGGCAGGGGTCAGACTTCGACC